ATACAGAAGAAGAATTAGACCAAGAAGTTTTAGAATACTCTAAAGCATATTTAGACGAAAGTAGTATATGGAAGTACTTAAAAGAAATTTTACCTAAAATACAGCAATTAGATATATACGGAGGAGAGCCTATGTTAATGAAAAAGCAATGGGAAATATTAGACTACTGTGTAAAACAAGGATATGCAAAGACTCAATTTATGAGCTTTAATACTAACGGTACTATTGTTACTCCAAAATATATTGATATACTTACTTCTTTTCATATGACAAGAATAGGGTTTAGTTTAGATGGAGTAGGAGATAGATTTCATTATTTAAGATACCCTGGAAACTGGTTGACAGTAAATAATAATATTACTAAATGGTTAGAAACTCGTAAAAAAATAGAAGAAGATCCTAATAGTGAAAATAAACTACTATTAGAAATAGCTTGCACTATATCAGCTTTAAATGTAATGTATGTATTCGAAATGTTAGATTATGCTTTAGATAGAGATATTAAATTATTTATCAGTTTTGTTTATAATCCAGTACACCTTAGTATTACTAATCTACCAGATGATATAAAACCTAAAGTACTAGAATACTTAGAAGTAGAGTTAGAGAAAAGAGAAGGACCGTATTCTGAAAACAGAGCAAAAAATGATTTGCAACATGCACGTATCTTACAGTCATTCGAAGAAGTTAAAAAAATTATTACAACTTTAAAACTCCCTAACAAATCGGACCCATCGGAGTGGAGAACATTTAGAAAGAATACACAATTATTAGATAGATCAAGAAAACAAGACTTTAGATATACATTCCCAATAGCAGAAAAGTTATATAACGTTTATAAACTAACATAATATGTCAGATAGATTAATTAAATGGAAAGAGGATAACCTCAACTCAGTAAATAAAGCATTTTGCCCAGCAAAATGGTACAACGCTACTATAGATTTAGGAAGCGGTTTCACAAGATCATGTTTTCTTCCCTTACCTCACCCTATTGATGTAGAAGAGTTAGTAGAAAACCCATCTGCACTACATAATACCAAGCATAAAAAGAAAATGAGAAAAATGATGCTTGAAGGAGAAAGACCAGCTGAATGTTCTTATTGCTGGAAAGTAGAAGACTTAGGTAGAAATAATATTTCTGATAGAGTATATAGAAGTAAAGAGTATAAAACAGCTGATATACAGGCACTCCCTAATACTCCTTGGGATGCTAATGTTAATTTACGTACTGTGGAACTATCTTTCGATAGATCTTGTAATTTTGCTTGTTCGTACTGTAATCCTAGTTACTCAACCACTTGGGGTAAAGATATAGATCAAAATGGTCCTTACCAGAAATTTCAAACTTTGACAGCAGGAGCATATCAACAAAATGGAACTTGGGCAGATCCTGAAAATAAATATATAGACGGTAATCCATACGTTGATGCTTTCTTAAGATGGTGGCCTAGCTTATCTCAAGATTTACAGACATTAAGAATAACTGGAGGAGAGCCTTCAACTAGCCCAGGGTTCTGGAAATTTTTAGCAATGGTTGCAGATAAACCTGCTCCAAACTTAAATTTATCAATTAACTCTAATCTAGGTGTTAAAGATGTCTTAATAGATAAACTAATTGAAACTACTCACGTATTAGATATTGAATCATACGATATATATACTTCCAACGAATCTTTTGGTCCTCATGCTGAGTATTTAAGAGATGGAATAAATTATGATAAATGGAGATCTAATGTAGTAAGAATGATAGAAGAAGCTAATATACGTCAAATAGTAGTTATGATGACAGTATCAGGTCTTTCTTTAATGTCTATGACAGAGTTTATGGATGATATGTTGGAGCTTAAAAAGAAGTATGGTCCAAATATGCCTACTTTAGATTTAAATTTTTTAAGATGGCCTGCATTTATGTCCCCTCTTAATTTACCTGAAGATGTTAAAAAAGAAGCTGTAGATAAAATACAAGTATGGTTAGATAAACACAGAGACTCAGGTTTATTATTAGAACATGAGATTTCTCAAACGCAAAGGGTTATTGACTATGTAGATGGAGTAGATCAAGGACATGCAAGAGCAGAGGCAGACAAAGACAAACACTTCCATGATTTTAAATCATTTTATGAACAGTATGATGTACGAAGAGGTAAAGACTTTAAAAAGACTTTTCCAATGCTTGCCGAATGGTACGATTCTATACAGGTTGATAAAAGTATTAAAGACGTTAAGCTATCACCAGGAGGTATGGAAGGTTGGGAAACAACAGAATATAAACCAGATCTTCTTAAAAAGAATAGAAGTCTTAAAGATAAATGGACTAGAATTGATTTAGGTAGAAATTAATGAACGCTATTATTATATCAGGGTTTCTCTATGATCTATCTGATAATATTATTCCTTTTTTAAATAAGAAGACAGACGTATATATACATACATGGGAAGTTAAAGATAATAAAAAATGGATAACTAAGCTCAACAGATATAAAAAATACTGTAATGAACTTAAAATAGTTACTGAAGAACCTAAATTTGAAACTAAACTCTATTCTTATTTCTACTCTACTTGGAAAGCTATTAATATAATAGACGATATAGATAAGTATAAGACTATAGTAAAGTTTAAGCCTAATTTAAATTCTAATAAAATAAAATATAAAGGAGCTATAGACAGATACTTTCAGAAAGCAGCAATACAGAGTAGACCCTTACTCGACCAAGTAACTAAAGAAGAGTGTATTTTTGGTTCTATATACTATAGGACATTAGATGAGAGATTATTTACCGGATATAGTAATGCTTTTAAGAAAGCTTTTAAAATTAATGAAGAGACTTTTAAAACTGAAATGCATAAACTACATCAAAAACTACTATTACAGTACAGGGATAATTATGAAGGAAGTATTTTCTGGAAGAATTGGTTTGAAAATAGAGGATTATTTCTTATCTTAGATACAGACCTAAGTATACCTAATAATAAATAAAATGAGCAAACCTATTAAATTGACACCAGAAGAAGTTAAAATGCTAGAGGTAATACGACTGAGAAGAAAAGCAGTCGGTGATGAGCTAACTGATATTGGACATTTAAGATTAAAACTTAAAAGAAAAGAAGCAAAAGTAGAAGAATTTGATGATGATACTCGTAAAATGGAAAAGGATCTTGCTAAAGATTTAGAAGTAAAATACGGTAGGGGATCTATTGATACTGAAACAGGAACCTTTACGCCTATAACTTAATACTTTTTCATACAACCTTACACTATTTATATATGTGAATAAGTACCGCCTTGATTATGTGGTTTCGAATATTTGCATATATTTATATAAGACATTAAATAAACTTTACCGAAAATGGCAGAAACAATAGTCTCACCGGGTGTATTTCAAAGAGAAAACGATATATCTTTTATCGCCCCAGCACCTCTAGAAGCAGGAGCAGCAATATTAGGACCTACAGTCAAAGGACCAGTAGAAGTACCTACACTTGTTACATCCTATAACGAATACGTAAGAAAATTTGGAGATACTGTAACATCAGGATCCGATTCTTATGAATACTTAACATCAATTGCAGTAAAATCTTACTTCTCTCAAGGAGGTAACTCTTGTCTAGTATCAAGAGTAGTAACTGGTTCATTCTCTGAAGCAGATAATACTAATATAGCTGCAACAACAGGAAGTGCATCTTCTCCGTTCACAATTAGAACGATCGGTAGAGGAGCATTATACAATAACGCAACAGGATCAGCAGATACTGGAGGAGAGAACAGCGATGGATCTTTACTTTCTGGATCAGCTAATAACTTAAGATGGGAAATCTCAAATGTAAGCTCTGCCAAAGGAACATTTACATTATCGGTAAGAAGAGGAGATGATAGCCATAAAAATAAAGTAATCTTAGAAACATTCAATAATCTTTCTTTAGATCCTAACGCAGACAATTTTATTCAGAAGTTAGTTGGAGATAACCAATTATCTAAAGCATCGGATAGCGCAGGTGTAACATACATCAAAGCATCTGGTTCATATTCTAACAGTTCAAACTATATTAGAATAGCATCAGTACCAAACGCTACACCAGATTATTTAGCTAATGATGGTAGTACTATTAACTCTGGAGGTACATTAGGTATAGCATATAACAATTACTTACCTACAGCACAATCAGGATCATTCTACAACGCAACAGGAGATACACTTGCAGCAAACGAAAATAAATGGTTTGAAGCAATTAATGCTAATAACCAAGGAGTTACTGGTGGATCTTATGATGACATGATAACAGTATTAGAAAATTCTGACGAATATAGATTTAATGTAGTATCAGCACCAGGATTAAATAAAAATAATCACAGTGCTACAGTTGATAAATTAATTTCTTTAGCAGAAACTAGAGGAGATAATATCGCAGTAGTAGACCTTTACGGATACGGAGCTTCAGTAGCTAACGTTACAACTAAAGCAGACCTATTAAATAGTTCTTATGCAGCAGCATACTGGCCTTGGTTACAAACATCGTCAGCGACAGGTAAAAACGTATGGGTACCAGCATCAATTTACATTCCAGGAGTATATGCATTCACAGATGGAGCAGCAGCACCATGGTTTGCACCAGCAGGACTTGTAAGAGGTGGTATTCCAGGAGTAATTCAAGCAGAAAGAAAATTATCTAGAAATGATAGAGATACTTTATATGATGCTAAAGTTAACCCAATTGCTACATTCCCAGGAACAGGTATTGCAATCTTTGGACAGAAAACATTACAAACTAAAGCAAGCGCTTTAGATAGAGTAAATGTACGTAGATTATTAATTGATCTTAAGAAGTTTATCGGAGATCAAGCACAAGGTTTAGTATTCGAACAGAATTCTATAACAACAAGAAACAAATTCTTAGCAGCAGTTAATCCATATTTAGACGGAGTTACACAAAGACAAGGTCTATATGCTTACAGAGTAGTAATGGACGACACTAATAACACTGCTGACGTAATAGATAGAAACCAATTAGTAGGTCAAATCTTTATTCAGCCAGCTAAGACAGCAGAATTTATAGTACTAGACTTCGTAGTTGAGCCAACAGGAGCAACATTTGGAGCATAATTTAAAATTTAGATATTTATAATAAAGTAAAATAGCATGGCAGTATTAGACCCAAACGAAATAATGTTTAGAGCCTTCGAGCCGAAGGTACAAAATAGATTTGTCCTTTATGTAGATGGAATACCATCCTTCTTAGTAAAGAACGTATCGGCTCCAGAATTCACAGACGAAGTGATTAAATTAGATCACATCAATACTTACCGTAAGATTAGGGGTAAGAGAGAGTGGGCTGATATAACAATGACTTTATATGATCCAATCACACCATCAGGAGCACAAGCTGTAATGGAATGGGCTAGATTATCATATGAATCAGTAACAGGTAGAGCTGGATATTCAGATTTCTACAAAAAAGATTTAACTCTTAATATATTAGGACCAGTAGGAGACATAGTTGGTGAATGGGTAATCAAAGGAGGATTCGTTACAACAGCTGATTTCGGTGATTATGACTGGGCTAACAGTGAAGTAGTTGACCTATCGTTAACGGTAGCAATGGACTACTGTATATTAAATTACTAACCGCTATATTACATACTTTATTAAGAACCCGGCATTTAGTCGGGTTTTTTGTTGCCTAATAAATTTTTTCTTCTTATATTTATAATAAGACAAGTTATACTTAAACGTTATTTATGAGTACAAAATTTAAATTACCTACAGAAACAGTCATTTTACCCTCAAAAGGAGTACTTTACTCCGAAGATTCTCCATTATTTAAAGGAGAAATAGAGATGAAGTATATGACAGCCAAGGAAGAAGACATTCTTACTAATACAAACTACATAGCACAAGGTACAGTAATAGATAAACTATTACAATCTCTTATAGTCACAGAAGGAGTTAACTTCGATGATATATTAATAGGAGATAAAAATGCTATAATGGTAGCTGCTAGAATACTTTCTTACGGAGCTGAATATAAAATTACTTACGGAGGTAAAGAACATATTGTTGATTTATCTAATATAGACGAAAAACAAGTTGATTTAGAAAGTTTAAAAGGATCTAATAATAAATTCGATTTTACTTTACCTAAATCAGGTTTAAAAGTTACATATAAGCTTCTCACACATGCAGATGAGAAAAGTATCGAAAAAGATCAAGAAGGAGCTAAAAAAATAGATAAAGATTCTAGAAGTGAAATAACAACTAGAATGAGACATTTAATTACTTCAGTTGATGGATCAGATAATCCTGGTGAGATCAACGACTTTGTTAGCAATTATCTTCTAGCTACAGATGCTAGAGCATTAAGAGATAAAGTAACAGAGATTCAACCCGATGTCGATTTGGTATTTTATCCAAACGGTGCTAAGGAAGGAGGAGTCGATCTCCCCATAGGGGTAAACTTTTTTTGGCCTGAGCTCTGATTATAGACAGTCTGTATTTAGTCAAATACACGAAATAATATTCCACGGTAAAGGTGGTTATACATGGGATGATGTATATAACATGCCTATTTGGTTAAGAAGGTTTACTTTTGGTAAAATAAGAGATTTCTACGATAAAAAAAATAAAGCCGAAGAAGATGCTATGAAAAAAGCCCAAGGAGTTCAAAAGGCTAAAATACATAAACCAGACATAAAACCAACAATCAGGACAAAGGCTTCTAAATAATAGAGGTCTTTCCTATTTATAGTAAAGATATTTAATGGCCAGAGATCCACAATTTGAGCAACAACTTAATGATGCAAAGAAGCTTCTAAAGCAGCTTAATGATATAAGAATGCAGTTAGGTAGAGATCCTATCAAATTAACTGATCCTGAATCTGTAAAACAGCTTAAAAGTTTACCGTCTGATATAAGAGATGCTAGAAAAGCATTAGATGAAATGAATGGCTCAGCATCTAACCTATACAGTAGACTTAAAGCAGTAACTTCTGAATTTAAAAACCAGACTAGCGAAACAGCAAACATACGTAAAGGTTTTAGAGCATTAACTTCTATAGTTGAAGATTTAAAATTTGAAGAAGCAGGTATAAGCGACTTAAATACCAAGCAATTAAACAATCTACATAAGAGAGCTAAGATAGAGAGAGGTAGAATTGAACAATCTAGTAAAAGTTTAATTAAAAGCAAAGCTGAATTATTACTTTTAGATGATGAAGTAGAGTATCTTAGAGAAATGGATAAAGAGCAATCTCAAATTAATGACACTGTTAGCGAACGGTTAAAATTAATTAATGAGAAATTAGGTGTAGATGAAAAACTATCTGATGAAGCATTAGCTATGCTTCAGTCTTACTATGATCAAGAAAACACAGTAGATGCTATAGTACAGAAAACAAAAGAAAGGCTAGATTTAGAAGAAGCTATAGATAGAAAAGTATCTGGATTTACTTTTATGAAAGACCTAACTGAAAGTATTCCTGGTTTAAGAGTATTTTCTAAACCTTTTCAAGATGCTGAAGATGCAGCTAGAGGAGCAGTTAAAGCTGCTAAAAATAAAGGTGTATCCAATATGGGGCAGATAGGTAAAAGCTTATCAGCCGGTTTAGGAAGCTTAGGTAAATCACTTATGAAAGCTTTAGGTCCTGCTCTTTTATTAGCTAAAGCTATTCAATTTGTTGTAGAATTATTTATCTCTGCAGATAAGAATATGGTTAGTATCGCAAAAAATACCGGTGTTACTCGTATTCAAGCAGAAAAAATAAGGAAAGAATTTATACAAATTGCAGCATCATCTGATAACATACTTGTAAATTCCGAATCGTTATTAAAAGCTCAATATGAATTCATAAAAGCTTTAGGAGCAACTACTGTTGGTAGTAAAGAAATAGCTGAAGGATCAGTATTCTTAACTGAAAACCTAGGTATATCTGGTGAAAAAGCAGCTGAACTGCAATTACTTCTATCTGCTACTGGTGCCGATGTAGCAGGTTTAACTGATAGAACTATAGATTTTGCAAATGCACAAGCAGCCCAAAACGGATATTTAATTAGCGGTCAGGAAATTATGAGGGAAATGGCCAATACTAGTTCTGAAATTCAATCCTATTACGGGTTTCAAGCTGATGCTTTAGCAAAAGCAGTATTTCAAACTAGAAAGCTCGGTCTTAATTTAACCGCAGCTGGAAGTATCTCTAAAAGTTTATTAAATTTTGAATCATCTATAGCCGGTGAATTAGAATTGGAGTTACTTACTAGTAAACAGATGAATTTTGAAAGAGCAAGAGCATTATCAGCAACAGGAAAATTAGGACAAGCAGCAGAAGAGGTGATGACTCAGATGATGTCTCTTACTGATGAGCAAATGAAAAGTCCTATTATATTAGAAGCTGCAGCAGCAGCCTCTGGATTAAGTGTAGAACAGCTAACTAGAGCACGTTTAGTACAGAAAAATTTAAATAAAGAACAACGTAATTATATAGCTCTTTTAAGAGAGGAAAAAGGAGAAGAGGCAGCACAACTAGCAACAAGGTTAGGTCTTCAAGGTGCTAGTAGAGATGAGATAATAAGAACTTTAACTGCTCAAGATAAGTTTAATGCTTCATTAACTAAAGCAAAAGACCAATTTACCGGTTTAGTTAATTCAGGGGCTCTTCAGACACTAGCTGATGTTTTAGTTGACCTAACTGAATATTTATCCGGTTTCTTAGGCTCAGAAGCTAAAGTTGCAGGAAATAAAATAAGTGCAGCAAAAGATAGGGTTAACTTGACTTTAGAGAATGACTCATCACTAGATGAATCAAAGGTGTATAAACAATTCTTAAATAAATCAATAGAAGCCCAAGCGCTACAGCAAAAAGCTACTACTTTAGACGAACAAGAAAGAAAAGGATACCAATTTTGGGGCGGGTTTTTACCTGCGATAATAGACTTCTTTGAAAGGAAATCTGCTAATAAAGCTGCAATGAGTGCCGCTGAAGATTTGCAGGAGAAAGCGCAATTAGTCGAAAAGTTTGGTTTAGATAAACAAATAAATAAAGTAGATGATTTTATACTTAGACCAGGTCAAAGACCTATAAAATATAATCAGGATGATTTAATAATGGGTGGCACTAGTTTAGACATGCCAGCTAAAAAAGATTACGAAATAGATATTGATTCATTCAAACCAGTATTAAATACTACATTAAACACAGATAGTAAAGTTAGTGAGAAAACTAATATGTTACTAGAAAAATTAATTTCTGCCGTTAAATCCGGTGGAGATGTATATATCGACGGAAATAAAGCAGGTCGAGCAATGGTTTTAGGTCAACATAAATTAAGTTAAACTATTTATTAATAAAGAAAACAATTATGGGAATTTTAAACAATCAATTAGTACAGTCCATATTGGGATTAAAAGGTGGCACACCAGCTACTAGAGAGGGAGCATTAAAGACTTCTCAAAAACATTATAAGGCTGATATCAAATCACAAACAGCTGATCATTCAGTTCAAGATTTAGATGGTCAAAAGCCTAGTGTTTACACACATCCTGAGACTGGAGCAACATTTAACTAGTAAATGCCGATTTTTAAATCGTATATAAAGGACGGAATACCTGTGAACAACAGGTTTAAGTATTCTGATGCTGTTAATATAGGTAATGAACCTATAATACAGAAGGATATACCTATGAACTTAAGAAGCAAGGTACCTACTTCTAATCAAGCATCAAAAAGAATAGACGATTTAGTTAGAATCACAACTCTCTTAACTCAACCACCAGGGTTGAAGTTTATAGCTAACGAAACAGCTTTATACGCATCTAAAGATAAAAGATCTACAGCAGACCGTATTAGAACTAATACTAGTGCAAGACCTAGTGCTACGGAGACGTTAGGGAATCTTTTCAAAAGAAAGATAGTACAGTTAGGTACTAATCTTATAGGAGGAGTAGGACAAACAGTTAAGACTGTTGCTTCTACATTAGCTCAAGTACCAGTTAATGGTACAGGTACTCACTTTGTAAAAGGATTCAATGGGGTTTCTAAACAGACATACTTATCTGGTATGTCAACAGCACCTCATACCTTAGTAAGACAGGGGAGTAAAGTATATACTGAAAATACTGCATTAGACGCTGGAGCGGGTAACGAAACAGTTGGAGGTCAAAAAATTAATTCTGATAAAAGATTAGAAGGAACAGAGACTTTAACAGGTTTAAAAGCACAAGAAGGTGGAGATCTAGAAGGAAATATTGTAGGTAATGTAAAAAGCCAGTTAGAAAATATAGCTAAACAAGCTTCTGATAAATTAGCTAGCTCTTTACCAGGTAAATTTTTAAATACTGCAAAATCCGTTTTTAAAGATACTAGAATTAGTCTTGGTGATATATCAAAAAGAGATAGTGAGGATAGAAAAGAATATGGAGCACCTTTTGATTCAACTGTTAGTGATGGCATAAATATGCTAGATCCATATAGTGGTCAAATAGAATCTTTAGATAAGACCAGAGATATTATTAAATTTAGATTTAATATAATAACCCCAGAAGATAATACCTATTTACATTTTAGAGCTTTTTTAACTTCTTTTGATGATAACTTTAATGGTGATTGGAATCAATTTAGTTACAATGGAAGAGCAGAAAACTTTTATACATATAGTGGATTTGAAAGAAATGTTAATATAGGATTTAGAATAGCAGCTCAGACAAGATATGAAATGAAACCTCTATATAAAAAGATGGTCTTACTTGCATCATCTACAGCTCCAACATATAATAATGAAGGAGTAATGAGAGGTACCTTAGTAAAAGCAACAGTAGGTGATTATATTTACGAAATGCCTGGTTTTATTTCTAACGTAAACTATGCTTGGGATCAAGCATACCCATGGGAAATAGCCGTTGATGCACCAGAAGGAGGAAAAGATGCAGGTATGCAAGAATTACCTATGGTAATGGACTGTAGTCTTTCCTTTACAGTGATACACAGATTTGCTCCTCAAACAGGTTTAAATCATTATATTACTAATCCATTTATGAAACAATACTTTAACGTAAGAGGAGAAGAACCAGTACAGGCATTTGATACTTCTGGTATTGAATCAGGGTTAGATTTAAACAGTAAGTTCAGTAAGATTAAAACACCTAAATTAGATTTAGGTAAATCATTTGGAGCATTCTAATGAAAAGATATTTAAAAATAGATAATAATAAAACCGAGACAGGTAAAAGGTATATAGCAAATGCTATCTATCCTAGAATACCTGAAACCGAGCAAGATATTTATGTTATAGCAACAGCAGGAGATAGGTATGATATATTAGCTTCACAATTTTATAGAGATTCATCACTGTGGTGGATAATAGCATCAGCAAATAATAATCAAAAGGGTTCTTTAATTCCACCAGTCGGTCAACAAATTCGTATTCCGGCTGATCAAAATTTAGCATTAAGACTCTTTAACGAAATAAATACGGCTAGATAATGTCTTTAAAGTACACTGACAAAGGTATAATTGGTGGACCGATATCTAAAGACGTTTTAAATTTAATCAATAAACGTCAAGAAGTATTCGGCCAGACTCACAATTTTAGTGATGACCAGTTGTTGTACTTTAATGCCAACACCGGTTGGGTTAAAATGACCTCTTCTGTTAATACTAAAGCCAAAGGAAAAGAAGATCAAAAAACTTTTAAACTACCTTACTTACCTAATCCTTTTGGAGGAGCAGGGTTTAAGGATATAGAGGTACCTGATATAGGAAGCTCTGATTTAGCGAAAAAATACGTTCTTATGGGAGGTACTTTAAAAGACCAAGCTATAAGAACAGGATTAGTACCTGATACCGATGATGCAAGATCAGCATATGAGTTAGATGAAGTATTCGGTTATGTACCAATGCCAGGTATAGATGGATTTCAAGTACAACATGAAGGTACCTTTGGAACTTTACGTATAGCTACTGTAGAGTTCAAAGCTAACTCTATACAGCAACTAACTGACCTTGAAGCTTTATTTTTAAGACCAGGATATACTATGTTATTAGAGTGGGGACATTCAATTTACTTAGATAAAGACGGAGAAGTTCAGACTCAAATACAAACTATAGGAGATGAGTACTTTAATATGTATAAAGGTACTGATGTGACTAAAAAGATTAATGAATTACGTAAACTTACAAATTATAATTATGAGGGTATGTATGGTTATGTTAAAAACTTTACTTGGTCTTATTCGCAAAATGGAGAATATGACTGTAAAGCATTTGTTATATCAGCTGGTGAAATAGTTGAATCTTTACAGTTAGCTATTTTTGGTCAAGATAAAAAAGAAGATAGTATTACTTCTAACATTGAAAATTCTACACCTTTACACAGTTACTTACATGCAGTTAAGAGTTTATGTGATTCTCCAAATCTTACAGAAGACCTACTTCGTAATCCAGAATATAAAACATTATTAGATCCTACAAAACAGTTATTAGAAGATAATAATAGAGAATTAAAAGTATTTTCAGTGGAGATAAATAAAAACTCTGATGATGTTACACCTGATCAATATTTCAAATACATTCCTCTTTCTAATTTATTAGCTTTCCTAAACGAAAACTATATGTTAAAGACAGAAGATGAAGCTTTAATTTCTTTTTATATTAATAATGATCCTACTATAAATAACTTTACTACTTTTCCACAACATTTTTTAGTTGATCCATATATAGGATTTTTACCAAAAGGTAAAGCAGAGCAAGGTAAATTTAGAATAAAGTTTGCAGAAGTAGGAGATGAACTATCAGGAGATACAGATGATATATTAAATATATGTATAAATGTAGATTTCTTATTAGACGTATTGAATCAAAAATTAGATACTAACGAAGAAGAATCTAAAACGGTATATGACTTTATAAAAGAAATACTTTCTAAGTTAACAACCGATGCAGGTAAAATAAATGATTTTGATTTACATTATGAAGATGAAAAATTTCAATTTCATGTAGTAGATAGAGCAGTTACTCCTGCTTTTAGTGAACTAGCTGATGCTGTAATTGATACTATTGGTTTAAATACCGTTGTAGAAGACGTATCTTTAAATAGTAAAATACCTTCAAGTATAGCAGCAATGGTAGCAGTCTCCGCTCAAAGTGCTGGTTCTGATGTAGGAGAGGAATTACTGCAAATGCAAAGATGGAATCAAGGACTAGTAGATAGAACGCAAGTAAATAAAAATATTAGAGCTGTAAAAAAGAAGAACGAAAAAAAACCTCAAATAAGTAGAATTGTAAAACTTTTAGAGAAACTTCAAGTAGATGAGAATAAGATATACTATAATGCAGAAGATTATAAAGCTGTTACAAGTGATCATATATTTACTATGAAAAGATTTTTACAGACGTATACTTCTAGAGCTAGAACTAATATACCGGGTTTAATACCATTAGAGTTGACACTTAAATTAAAAGGTACAGCAGGATTTAAAATTGGTGAAGCATTTAATATATCACCTACTATACTTCCAGAAAGATACAGAGGTGTGGTTAGTTTTTTAATTAATGGAGTTACTAATTCAATTAGTGATAATAAATGGAATACTGAGCTTACTGCTCAAATGATTATATCAGGGCAATTTAAAGGTGAAGAAGAAATGAACACAGAAGGAGAATTACTTTCTGTAGAAGATGAAGTATTAGTAGATGTTGATTTAGAAGAGATCATTGATGAAATTCCTGAAGATGGATTAGTACAGTTAATGTTCCCTGTGGGCCCTAGTGCTGTTGGGAGAAGAGTTAGAAATGATGCAGCAGGAGCAGGTAATTTTGGAGCAAAAAGAAAATTAAATATTCATAAAGGAGTAGACTATAGTATTCCACCAGGAGTAGAGATGGTTTCACCATTTGATGGTGAGGTAGTATCATTAGGAAAAAACTTTTCTAAAGGTTTATCTAAAATTAAATTACAAGGTACAGGACGATTTAAAGATTATGGAGTAACTTTAGGATATGTTAATCCAATAAGAAGTCTAAACGTAGGAGATGTAGTTAGACAGGGCCACCCGGTCGGAAGTATGGGTAACTTAGCCGGTGATTCAATATTTGGACCAGGATATGATGATGCAAAATCCGGTAAAATGTTAAATCATTTACATTTAGAATTAAGATATAAAGGGATACCTGTCCCACACACAGGAGTATTTGCATAATGTACTTACCAAAATCAAAATATAGCAAACCAATTTACTCTAGAGGAGATAGTTTATATCTACCTTCTGGTAAAGCGTATACTGGTTGGTACTTCGAAACATATAACGATAAGTACTACACAGGCAAGACTCCTACAAGAACTTCTCAAGAGTTAGTAAAAGAAGTACACACAGATGCTTTCAATCCAGCTAGAAGATTTACTAATGATTTAATAATACCAACTGAGTTAAATTATAAAGATGGTTATATTACTAGGTATTTCTTACAGGATAAAAGAACTAAGAGTATAATAGAAGCTAGAAAGAAAAAGTATTTAGAGTTAAAAAAGTTTCAATATATACAAAGTATCCAAAGTAAAGTGGAATTTAACAGACCAGCAGAAAATATTAACGAAGGACCTTACGTCTACTTCGGAAGTGCATCTAAAAATAAAGAATTAATACTAGATGCTGAAAAAACTATCGAAGGCCTTTCTAATTCAATAAATAATTACGGACAGTTTGTAAAGTAATATATTTATCGTATATTATATAAAAGGTTGTATAAGTGTTTTATATAGTTGAACAAGAAAGTAAGTTAGAGAACTTACAACGGTTATCAAAATTAGGGTTATACGTTGACGTTATTTCGTCTAACGATCTATATCACCCTAAACTTACTTCAACAGCAGCAGTATACATTAGACCAATACATTCAAAGCATGGCTTTATAGTGCCTATAGACCATGAAGAAGGTATTAATGTATCAAAAGAACGTGTCTATAGTATTCTTTCTTCTGCTAGTAAGTTGTATACCATAGATAAGAAAAACCTTTTATATCACTTTAATTTACAGGAAGCAATAGATCTATCGTTGTTGTATTCAATGACTGAATATGATAGATTAGAATATTCTAGAGAAAACAATACTTTAAATTATTTTTATAATAAATTTAATAAGTTTAAAGAAGTAAATAGATTAATACCTTTATCTAAACTATATGAAAGTAGTGAAAAAGCTTATGACTCAGTTGAGAAAGTAATCGATTATGATATACCTAATGGGTTTGATTTTTATAATAAGACTGCTACTAATGTATTTTTCTTATTAGAACATGCTGGATTAAGTATTTTCTATGAAGAATTTAAAGAAATGTTTAAACCTCGTAACCCTCTCTATAATATTTTTAATAATAAAGTACTAACTTCATACAATTTATACAATGTCACATCTAGACCTACTAATGCTTTTAATAGCGTTAATTTCGCTGCTATTCCTAAGAGCGAACAACACAGGAAATGCTTCCATCCAACCGGTGATTATTTTGTTGAGTTGGATTTCGATGGTTACCACCTTCGGTTACTTTGTGAGCAAATTGGCTATCCATTATCAAGCGAATCCGCTCATACTCAATTAGCAAAACAGTACTTTAATAAAGAAGAAATCACAGAAGATGAATATGACCAAGCAAAACAGATTAACTTTCACGCAATTTATGGAAAGATACCAGAAAAATATGCTTTCCTACCAATCTTTACAAAAATTGATGATTATATCAAAGACTTATGGAAACGATACCAAAATGACGGAGAAGTCTTGGCGCCAATTAGTGGAAAACCTTTTACGAATAAGCTAAAAGATATGAATCCACAGAAATTAATGAATTATATCATGCAATCGTTAGAGACTTCAAGAAATATTCTTATATTAAAAGATGTACTAAGGTACTTGAAAAATAAAAAGACAAAGCTTGTTCTGTATACATACGATGCATTACTATTTGACTTTAATAAGGAAGATGGCAAAAAAACACTAGAAGAACTACAGGAGATATTAGAATCAGGGGGTAAGTACCCGATTAAATTTAAATATTCTAAAAGCCTCAGTTTATAGAACAAAAAGATATTTATAAATGATAGAAAACGCAGTTATTACGGAATTCGATTATGATATTGATCCGTTAGATTTATACGACGACATGAGCAACAAACTTTTCTGTACTTTTGCTACTGAAGAAACTTTAGAGTCAGTTCTTCAAGAGATTCAAGAGAGGTACAAGATAATTTACAATAAAATTTTCGTATTATACGCAAAGTCTCAAGATGAGTACATTTGTACGTATAATGTAGATTTTGGTAATATAGGAACATTCATTGATAACACTATATTAGTTCATAGAAAGAAAGATTCAAATACTCTCTACACTATTAATGCTTTAAATACTCTAATTAAAGAATTAAACGGAGGGGAATTAGATACTAGTTACCGTGTTAACTGGTCTGATTATAGAAACTGTGTCCTACTAACTAAAGGACCAGAACTTAAAAGGGTAAATACTAAACTTTTTAAGATTATAGAGTTGGAGAACTGAAAATAAGTTCTTATATTAGTTAATAAACGTTATATTTAAAATAAGTTATATGGATTTAAATGCGATAAAGGCTAAGCTAGATGCCTTAAACAACAACGGTCAGCAGAGAGAAAAGACTGACTATTCAACAATTTTTTGGAAACCACAATTAGGAAAACAAACTCTTAGGATTGTACCTTCTATGTACGACCCTACTTTTCCTTTTAAGGAGTTAAAGTTTCACTACGGTATTGGAAAATATCCTATGGTGGCTCTTTCTAACTTCGGTAAACAAGACCCGATAGAAGAGTTTGTAAAAGAACTTAAGAAAACTTCTGATAAAGATAATTGGTCATTAGCTGGTAAGATATCACCTAAAACTAGAATCTTTGCTCCTGTTGTAGTAAGAGGAGAAGAAGAAAAAGGAGTTAGATTATGGGGATTTGGTATTACTATTTATAAAGCATTACTTGCTTTAGCAGAAGATGAAGACGTAGGTGATTTTACTGACGTAATAAACGGATGGGATTTAGTAGTAGAGCAGAGAGAAGGTAATCCTTATCCTGAAACTACTGTAAGAATTAAACCTAAGCAAACTGCTCTATCAGAAAATAACGATTCAGTAGATACTTGGTTAAAAACTCAACCTAATCCAGTAGAAGTACATAATCAATACGATTATGACTTTATTAAGAAGCAATTACAGAATTATCTTAACCCTGGATCAGCAGAAGAAGCTGCACCAGCGGCAGGAGCTGAAACTAAAGCTGCACCTGCTACACCGGCGAAGACAGACTTTACTTTAGAAACAGCAACTGCTGGTAATAAAGATACAGTAAGTAAGTTCGACGACTTATTCAATGAGTAAGATTACATATGTATACTGCTTTTCAAAAAACTTAGCGGTTAACGAAGAGCAGTATGCAATTAGTCTTACCCTTCTCAAACAATCAATTAAATTAGTTAGTAAACATAGTAACTATAGATTAGTTACAGATGATAGTACCTATAAGGACCTTAAAAATCTATCTAATGATATTACTATGATTGATTCTAGTGATTTTAAATTTTTAGATGACTTTAAACTAAGTCTACTCAAAGATTTAAAATTTAATGAGATGTTAGTAGACCCTGATATACTTATGTTTAAAAAACCTATGGTTGATTCAAATACAGATTTAATATTTGACTATAAAGATTCACCTAGGAAGTACTGGTACGAAGAAGACATAAGAGCTGTAGAAGGAATGTTACTATATGATAAAATTAAATCAGTAAAAAAATTACCCTTTGTACCGAACATAGGATTCCTAAAAATTAACAATAAAAAGCTACTTACAGATTATATTGAGCAGTATAGTTACTATAGAAAAGATATTTTGAATAAATTTGATAATACTTTTTTGTCTTTTTCTATACTTCTTGGACAATATTTACTGGGAATGCTTTTATATGAAGGAAATTATTCGTATCTTAGTATAAGAAGCGTTAATACTCCAGATGTTTACGAACATTTAGGTGGTCCGCAAAAATTTAAAATGTTAATGTCAAACAAATCACTTATATAATGGCTAAAAAAGAAGAAACTAAAGCAAGAGCGACCGCTGCAGTCCGTAAGTCCTTTAATCTATCCAACTTTAAATCGAAAAAAGGATATTCAAACGCATCAGTAAAATTTAAAGAACAAGGATGGATACCATTATCTCAAGCCTTTCAAGATATTACATCATTACCCGGTATACCAACTGGACATATTACTCTACTAAGAGGACATAGTGATACAGGTAAGACTACTGCATTAATTGAAGCAGCAGTAAATGCTCAAAAGTTAGGTGTACTTCCTGTCTTTATTGTTACCGAGATGAAATGGTCTTGGGATCATGCTAAAGAAATGGGATTACAGTTTGAAGAAGTTAAAGATAAAAACGGTACAGTAGTTGATTATGAAGGTCATTTTCTATATGCTGATAGAGGTCAATTAAATACAATAGAGGATGTAGCAGTATATATGGCCGATCTTATGGATGAACAAGCTAAAGGTAATTTACCTTATGATATGTGCTTCTTTTGGGATAGTATAGGTTCAGTACCTTGTGAATTATCAGTACGTTCTAATAAGAATAATAATGAATGGAATGCTGGTGCTATGTCTACTCAATTTGGTAATAACCTCAACCAAAAGATCTTATTATCTAGAAAAGAAAATTCACCCTATACTAATACTATGGTAGCTATTAATAAAGTATGGACAATGAAACCTGAGCATCCAATGGGACAACCTAAATTACAGAATAAAGGTGGGATGTCTATGTGGTATGATGCTACACTAGTCGTTACCTTTGGTAATATTACTAATCCAGGTACATCTAAGATTAAAGCTATTAAAGACGGTTTACAAGTAGAGTTTGCAAAGAGAACAAACGTACAAATTGAAAAGAACCATATAGGTGGAGTACAATCTAGAGGTAGAGTAGTAATGACTTCACATGGATTTATCGAAGACGATAAAAAAGCTATTGATAAATATAGAGACGATCATAAAGAACATTGGCTAAAATTAGTAGGTACTGTAGACTTTGATTTAATTGAAGAAGGAGACTTAGAAGAAGATGTAATAGCACCAAATTTACTTGATTAGTGGCTTACGATAAGATATTAAAGAATTTAAAGCAGACCCCACCCCGAGCGTTGAATGACCACATCTTGGTCATTGATGCGATGAACACCTTAATCAGGTCGTTCTCGCTGCTCAAAGCGATGAACCCGTCAGGTGCCCATGTTGGTGGCCTGATAGGGTTTCTTCGTTCTTTAGGGTATGTTACTAGAATTTTTGATCCTACTAGAGTAGTAGTAGTATGGGACGGTAAAGGAGGTTCCGGAAATAGAAAGAATATTGACCCTAATTATAAGGCTCAAAGAGCAACCTCACGTATTACTCATTGGGGACTATACGATACTAAAGAAGAAGAGACAGAAGCTTTAATAGGACAGTTATTTAGAACTCAAGATTATCTAGAATGTTTACCTTTACATCAAATGGTACTAGAAAAATTAGAAGCTGATGATATAATGGCTTATCTAGCTTTAAGAGCTTCATCAGCAGGTAAAAAAGTAACCATAGTATCTTCAGATAAGGACTTTTTACAGTTAGTAAATAGTAATATTGAAGTTTATGCTCCTGTTAAGAAGAAAACTTTTACAAAAGATAATATATTTGAAGAACTTAAGGTATTACCTACAAATTATAATATAGTAAAAGCACTATTAGGAGATAACTCAGATAACTTACAAGGAGTAAAAGGATTAGGAATTAAAACTATCGTATCACAGTTTCCTAAACTACTTACTGAAAAGACTGATCTAGATTATGTTTATAAAGTAGCAGAAGAAAAACTAGAAGAAAAGAAAATCTTTCCTAAAATTATTCATAACTGGGATAGAGTAGAAACTAATTTTAAGTTAATGGATCTACATAATACTGCATTAGACGATAAAGAAGTAGAGTATGTAGAAGAAATATTAAAGACACCAGTACCGGATTTACAGACAGGTGCGTTTCTACATCATTTAGATCAAGATAAAATTGAGGGAGTTACTAAAAATACAGAAGGTTGGTTAGAAAACTTTCGAGGACTAACAACAGTAAAATGAAAAAGGGGATAATAGCAGGTAATTTTGATGTAATACACCCAGGGTATATTGCTATGTTTAAGGAATGTGCTGAAAACTGTGATTGCCTTATAGTACTTTTACATACAGATCCAAGTATTGAAAGACCCCATAAACTTAAACCTATACTTTCACCAGACGAGAGAAAAGATATGCTTATGTCTTTGAGATATGTTGATGATGTTATCAGATACACATATGAAGAACAATTATATGATTTACTTAAAGTAGGAGAGTTTAATATTAGGTTTTTAGGTGATGATTATAAAGGTAAACCTTTTACTGGGGATGATTTAAAAATACCTATTCACTACCTTAGTAGGGATCATGGATGGAGTACAACAAAGTTTAAAAAATTAATCGCAAATAGTTATGAAAAAAGCAATAATAGTTAGCGGATACTTTAATCCACTACATAAAGGACATTTAGATTTATTTGAAAAAGCTAAAGAGGTAGGAGACGCTCTTATAGTAATCGTTAATAACGATAAACAGAGAGAAATGAAAGGTTCTAAGTTCTTTCAAGATGAACAAGAAAGAGTTCGAATAATTAGGTCATTGAGTGTTGTTGATATGGCTTGGATTTCAATAGATAAGGATAGTACTCAAATAGAAACGATTAAATGTATGTTTAATAAATTTCATGAGACTTATAAATTAGCTTTTGCTAACGGAGGAGATCAAAATAATGACACTATACCAGAAGCAAATATATGCAATCAATATGGAATAGAGTTAATTGATGGATTAGGAGATAAAATACAATCATCTAGTTGGTTGTTAGATAAAAAATAGTTATATTAATCTAAAGGTTTTAAATGACACTAAAGAGTTTACAACAGTACGGGAAAGGGTTCCAATTAAAGGTCTTAGGATCGCTACTTACAGATAAATCATTTTTACTTAACGTTAGGGACGTATTACATGATCACTATTTTGATGCAGATTCACATAAATGGATTGTAAAACAGATATGTGATTATTTTGATAGATACCATACTAACATTACTATGGATGTTCTTAAGGTAGAGCTTCAAAAAGTCGAAAACGAAGTATTACAGGTAGCGTTAAAAGAAGAGTTACGTAATTCGTATGAAGCATCTTCTGATGATGTAGCATTCGTTCAAGAAGAGTTTACAACTTTTTGTAAGAACCAGGAAATGAAAAACGCTATACTAAATTCGGCAGACTTACTTAAGCAACATGATTTTGATGGTATACGTAATACTATTGAGACTGCTATGAAGGCAGGTATGGATAAAAATATTGGTCATGAGTATAATAAAGATGTAGAAACTCGTTATAGAGTAGATTACAGGCCTACTATACCAAGTCCTTGGCCTGCATTAAACGAA